GTCGTCACCTAAAATCGATATTGAAGATTTGTCAACGTCAAGCTTATATAATCTGTTTAAATATAATAAAGTGAATAAATTTACCATACTACCCAGTAAATTAGTTAGTGCTGAACCACTCATTAAACCTCTCTTTTTCCGGAACATACATGTTTCACCATTAATACTGGATATAATCAGGCAATTACAATGATAACTAATTATACTATCTAAAATATCAGTATCATGCACACGTAGAGATATTTTAGAAGATAAAAATTTTAACAATGTGCTCAGAAGAATGTTCTCAATCTTTTGATCAAAAGACTTGAAATCGATTGAATAAATGTGCCGTTTTGTTTGCCATTTAACGTATCGTTTGGATAGATGCTCGAACGTATTAGACATGCAGTAAGGTGTCATTTGATTTTTCTCAAAATGAGAGAAAATACCATTGAAAATCATCTTTTCCAATACAGCAACTAAAGCCGGAAAAGGGTAAAATTGTCTGTACTTCAGCTTTATAGATGATGATACTTGCGTTCTCCAATTAACTGATATCGGAAAGTTATGAAACACTTTTAACTTGGGTGTTCGTATCAATTTGTGGACCAAAGAACAAATGTCACTCTTGACTAATGATTTAGGTCTACGAAAAGAAGGAAAGCTACTGCTTGTATTCTGAGGTAAACTATCAAAAGCTTCAGATGGACTTACTGTTTTATACTTTCTACCAGACAACAGTAGCAAGTCAGCCATTTCGGCCAGTACTTTATGAGTGAGACTTTCATCAAGTCGTAAATTATCGCTTGATGTAAGTAATTTAATAGTTTCAATTCTATTTAGATTACTAACCTTAACAGGGTCACCCGATGAACCACCAATCTGTTTTATTATACCTTCACAATGGAAAAGTTTTATAAAAACAGGTTCATATAAGAAAGTAGCACTTTTCTTAGAATTTAACCAACTTACATTAGCCGCTCTTTTTGGATCAAATTTTGCGAAATAAGGTAACGAATCATTTAAGTAAGAAAGATGCTTTTCAAGATCAATCAATTTGCTAAAAATTCTCATATGCTATATTTTTGTGATTACGATTGATAAAGAACAACTAAATCAAAAGGGAAATTTAGAAATATAATCGAAAACTTTGAATCAAGATATGACTTCGT